TCGATGACAAAGGCAGTAGAATTTCTATTATATAGAGAATCAAAAAAAAAGTTTTATATACCAAGATACTATGGATTAGAAACATACGGAATGTATGAAATGAGTAAAATAGAAGATTATGAAAAGATAGACTTGAAATTTAATGGAGATTTAAGAGAACATCAAAAACCGACGGTAGAAAAATTTGTAAATCACGCGCATAAAAAAGGAGGGGGGTTATTAGAATTATTTACGGGATATGGTAAGACAGTATGTGCTTTAAAAATAATATCGAAATTAAAAGTAAAAACACTAATAATAGTTCATAAAGAATTTCTATTAAGACAATGGGTAGAAAGAATAGAACAATTTTTACCAGATGCTAAAGTAGGGAGACTACAAGGACCCACAATAGATATTGAAGGTAAAGATATAGTAATAGGAATGCTTCAAAGTTTAAGTATGAAAGATTATGAAATAGAGTTGTTTAAAAGTTTTGGATTAACAATAGTAGATGAGTGTTTTCCTTATAATCAACATATTCACACAGAAAATGGTTTGATTAGAATAGGAAGTTTATATGAAAAATGGTTAAATAAAGAAGAACTACCTAAAATATTAAGTTTTAATAGAGAAACAAAACAATTTGAATATAAAAAAATGACTTATGCTTGGAGAAAAGAACGAGAAGATTTGATAAAAATAAAACTTTCAAAAAGAGTAATAAATTGTACTCCAGAGCATAAGATATTAACTATAAAAGGGTATGTAGAAGCAAATAAATTAAATGAAGGAGATTTAATTATATCTAAATATGATAAAAATCATATTGATACTATAATATCTCCAGCCTTAAATGAAGATCAATTACAAGTGGTATATGGTTCGTATTTGGGTGATGGACATGTTGATATAACTAAAAAGAATAGATACATATTAAGAATAATACATTGTAATAAACAAAAAGAATATTGTGAATGGAAGGCAAATATGTTTGGTATTGAGGAGTTAACATATATAGAAAAAAATGGATATTCTCAAAAACCCGCTTATAATTTTCAAACAAAAATATTTGATTTGGAAGATGAAATACCAAAAGATACCAAAAATGTGCCTGATTGGTTATTAGATAAATTGGATGAAAGAGGAATTGCGATATGGTATATGGACGACGGAAGTATTGATAAACATAAATTAAAAGATGGTAGTATTAGCAATTATATATCAATACATTCAAATAATTTTGATTATGAAATCCAAGAAAAGTTTGTAAAAAAATTTAATCACTATGGAATTGATTGTACTATTTCTAAAACGAAAGGAAAATATTATTATTTAAGATTTAATAAAGAAAATACATTAAAATTATTACAATTGATATCGCCATATATTCAAGCATCAATGCGATACAAGATTGATGTAAGAAAAGAAAACTATGAATGGGACAGTAAATTTTTAGATTATGGTCTGTTAAAAGTGACGAGTAAAAGTTATTTTAAAAATAAAGGCGCGAATAGATGCAAAAAACCGTATGTATATGATATTGAAGTCGAAGATAATCATAATTTTGTATTAGGGACAAAAACAGGGGGAAAACAAAAAGATTTTATAGATGGACCTGTAGTATCAAATTGTCATCATATAGGTGCGGAGGTATTTAGTAGAGCATTATTTAAAGTAGTAACAAAATATACATTGGGGTTAAGTGCTACAATGAAAAGAAAAGATGGATTAACAAAAGTAATAAAGATGTTTCTAGGAAATGTAGTTGTAAAAAAGGAAAGAGAAGGGAAAGAAAAAGTATGTGTTAAAACAATAAATTATGAAGTAGTAGATGAAGATTTTAATAGAATAGAACTGAATTTTAGGGGTCAAACGCATTATTCAAAAATGATAAAAAAATTATGTGAATTTAATCCGCGAAGAGATTTTATATTAACAGTTCTTGAAAAAATACTAAAAGCTGATAAAGAACGCGAGTCTCAAATAATGATATTGGGTCATAATAGGAATTTATTAACATATTTACATGATGCTATAAAATATAGAGGATTAGCAACAGTAGGGTATTATGTAGGAGGTATGAAAGAAGAAGACTTAAAAATAAGCGAAGGGAAACAAGTAGTAATAGCAACGTATGCGATGGCAGAAGAAGGGTTGGATATAAAAACATTAACAACATTGATAATGGCAACGCCAAAAACAGATGTAACGCAAGCAGTGGGTAGAATATTAAGAAAAAAAGGGAAAGAAAAATTAGTAGTAGATATAGTAGATTCACATGAAATGTTTCAACGGCAATACACAAAAAGACGTAGATTTTATAATAAACAAAATTTCAAAATAATGGAGACAGATGTAACAGGATTTAAAAAAGATGATTGGACTACATATAGTAGAAAAAGGAAAACAACAAAGGCTAATTCAAAGAATCAGCCCTTGTTACAAGGAAAATTAATGTTTAATTTAAATGATGACTAAATAAGAAATTTATTTTTTCATGCTGTATTTTCTACCCTTCTTTTTGAAGTAAACTTTACCTTTTCTACGACTTTTCATAGCGCGTTTTTTACTTGAGAAAGGGTTGGATTTCGCACCCATTTTAGCTTTACCGCCACCAAATTTGGAAGCATTGCACGCACAACCACCACCGCGTTGTTTACGAGATCGGCGCCTTCTAGTTCTTCTTCTACGACTAAATGCCATAATATAATATATAGTTAGAAATTATCTAAATATTATAAAATAATTTAACGTCGGCGTCTTCTTCTACTTCTTCTACGACTTCTACGCGATTTTCTGCTCTTTCTACGTCTTCTACTTTTACGTGATTTTCTACGTCCGCCTCTTCTGCTCTTTCTACGTCTTCTACTTTTGCGCGATTTTCTACGTCTTCCACTTTTTCTACTTTTACGCGATTTTCTACGTCTTCTACTACGCGATCTTCTGCGTCTTTTTCCACCAAGAACAAGTTTTCCTTGAGTGGCACCTTTTACAGTGTCACCTAATTTTTTTGAGGTTTTACTAACAATACTAAATGGAGCTCCTACAACATTTTGAATAAATCCTGACATTATATAATAACTAAATATTATTATATAAAATTAATTATTTTTCCCGTGGCTGTAATTATCAAAACAAGATGGTTTGTTTGCCTGTATACTTACAGGTCCTAAAGACCAAGGAGTGCTTTTTGGGAAACCAGCACCATATGACACGGTAGACCCGCCGCGCAACGGAGGATTAGCTAAAGTATTTAACGTACCGGTTCTTCTTTTAGTTCTACGTCTTTTTCTTTTACCACCTTTTTTAGATTTTCTTCTAGATTTTCTACGTCTTCTACTACGCTTTTTAGTTTTTCTACGTTTTCTTTTACCACCTTTTTTAGATTTTCTACGTTTTTTAGATTTTCTACTTCTTCTTTTTCCACCGCATTGTTTAGCTTTAGAATAAGTAGTAATAGGAGTATAACTACCTCTAAATGCTTGTGAAGCAGTAGCACCTTGTTCGGTAAAACCGTAACCATTTCCACCTGATTGACCGCATTGATTATATGCTAAACTAGATGCTCTATTATAACCTATGCCAGAATTAGCATCATTATTTAACGAAGAAAAATTTACACCATATCCTCTACCTTTTCCTCCGGATTGTTTTTTAGCATTCTGGAACCATTGAAAACTATTTTGTGTGTTCTTAAGTAATTTCGAATCAACAGACATTATATATATATTAATTCTTATTTTTTTTTATGATTAAATCAGAATTTTTAGAAACTAACGCGTCTTTATCTAATTTAATGGGAACCCACATATTAAATTTTTTAAGATATTTGCATTTAAATACAAATTCTCTTTCTAAATAAACAAATTTATCTTCATTAATATTTTCAAATTCTTCATCATCATCGCTTTCTTCAAGAGCATCTAGGTTTTGATTTTCTTTAATATTTCTAAAAATTTTATTCATAAAGACACTGCGGTCATAAGAATCAATATAGGCATAATCATATTTTACAATTTCACCGATATTATTTAGATAATACAGTTCATAAATATCATTTTTAACATCGGGTTTAATAAGAAAATTGGCATATATTTCTTTTTCAATATAACACTTTTTATTATAAAAAATGTTTTTACCATTCATGCTTCTTCCTTGTATGAAAAATATATCATAAGGAATTATTTTTAAAGCATCTATTAAATGATTTTCATATTGTGTCATAATAGGCATACCAAAAACAATGTCTTTTTTAGTAAAAGACACAGGTTTAATATAATTAGAACAAATACTTTTTAATAAATTTAATTTGTCGGCTTGGTTATATTTGCTACAATAATTATTTTTAAAGTAATGAATATCTTCTATGTTAAAAAACATATGATTTTTAATGAAAAATATAGTTCCATATAAAATGGTTCCTTTGCCAATACATAAAGATTTATCAAAACAACAAGAAGTTATTGTTATATTATCAAGAGTACGTTTATTTCTGTTTAAACACATTAAATAACAAACAGGTTCGTTTTTATAATAGTGGAACCATGCAAAATATTTTCTTCCTTTGGGAATTGCTAAATAAAAATCAACAGATAGAGTTTTCTTATATAAGTTTTTTTCATAAGAAAGTTCTATCTCAGGAAAGTTCGATAAAATTTTATTGTAATTCAGTCTCATTAATATTAATAAATAATATCTTTTTAAGCTGTTTAGTAAGAACTATATTGCTGGTTTCCTTGAAAAAAGTTTCCTTGACTGTCAATGTTGGTTTCTTGTTTTAAAGGTGGGCTTTCACTTATACTATTTTTTGGTACTAAATTTTTAATGTATTCTTTTAATTCTGACTTCATACTATCCGTGTTAGTTTCTGTTTTTTCTTTAATATTCAACATTTTTTTATAATTTTGCACGGGTTTATTTACTAAATCTTTTGTTTTTGGAATAGTTAAATTTTCTTTGAAAAACACAAATATATAATGAATGGATGCGATTAAAACTATAGAAATAACTGTTGTTTGTAATATCCATAAAAACATAATATATATTGTTTATACAATCAATTGAGCAAAATAACTAATATCATCTTTTAAAGAATGATTATTTTCATTTTGGTCGGATGAAAAATAGAGATCGTTAAATACATCATTGCAAAATTCAATTACAATACAAGTTTTAGATTCCTTTGATAAATAAAATTTCATTTTTTTTATAATTAAATGTTTGTGTTTAATTGGAATGTTATATACCGGTTCTTTTGTATAAAAAAATCTCTGTGATTGTTTAAACAAAGTAAAATTATCATAATTTTCTATTATACTACAATCATTGCTATAATTTATTTTTTTCTTGAAATATTCATCATCTTTTATATAAATAATATCGTGCGGTGTAATGATTTCAACATTTTCATTTTCTCTAAATATTAATTTTTTTTTAAGCTTATCAATAAGCTTTTTAATATTTATTTTTGAAAAGTCAATTTCTTTGAGATAATAAATGAACATCTTAAATAATAATTAAATAAACTATTTAAACCCTTTTCATGATTGCTATAAAATGGTAAAAATTTTACTCATTCAAAAAACTGGCGAGTTAAAAAACTCCAATCTGAATAGTGTAGAAGTATCTACTTTATATAAAAAGGCAGGTTTTAGAAATGATAATCATTTTGCTTGGAGAGCAAGTTGGCCTGTAGGAAATAAATATATTACATTGTATGCTAAAAACAATGGTAGAGAAAGTACAATAAATAAATATGATTTACCACCACCAGTGGATAAAGAACTATATTATGGAAATATGTTGTGTATTATGCACGATCATATGGATATAGGAAGTTCTACACAAGTTTTTGACTTAACAGTTGATGAATGGGAAAAATGTTATGAAAAACTATTTGGCGGCTTTGAAGAATTAGGAGAAGAGGATAGTTATAGTTCTGAGGAAGAAATACCAGAACATTTAAAAACAAAAGAAGGATATTCAAAAGAAGACGGTTTTATTGTAGATTCTGAAGATGATGGAGATTATATACCTGAACAAGACGATGATGATGATGATGATGATGACGATAATGATAAAAGTGCCGAAGAAGAAATGTTGGAAGACGTTGAAAGTGCTGATTCAGATGAAACAGAAGAAGAAGAAGAAGAAGATTCGGATGAACTTGAATATGAAAGCGGTGAAGATGAAGCTGGCTCAGAATTATCTGAAGAGGGTTATGTATCAGATTAAATATAAAAAATTGAAATAATATAAATAAATATTAATTTAATTAAATAATGAAAGTAGTAGATGCAAAAGAATTTAGAGATAATATCGTTCTTAAGTTAAAAGAACGGTTCAAAGATTTAAATGAAAATCAAATAATAAACCTTGAAAAAGGAGTATATAATTATGCTATAAGATCTAGCGATGAAA